GTGTAAGTAGAACTTGGCGTGAAAGGAGTTGAGTTAGAAGAATACGCAGTGTCTAACAACTTCCAATCTGACGGAGTTGGCGTTGGCGCACTTGTGTAGTACAGGCTAATTGTTGTAACTCGACCAGTGGCAGGAACCCCAACAGCGACTGAAAAGTTAGGCACTGTCGCGGCTGGAAAACCAGTAACGATTGGGAACGTCAACGATGAGAAAAAGCTAGGCGATGGGATGCCGCTATTTTCAATAGGAGAAAACTCCGTGATGTCTTGGTTATCGTAGACCGCTGCGTTGTACTCGGTCATGTCCAATCTAGCACCAAGACTTCCGTCTGGTAAAGAGATTTCATTCACCTTCACAACACGGAATAATTTATTTGTCCAGCCGTAACCAGAGTTTGTAACTGAAACAACATTACCAGCATCTACCTGAATGCCATAGTAAGTGGTGTTAAAAGAAACGATTAGGTCTTCGCGAGCCTGCTCAAGAATTCTGTTGGCAAGATAGTGGGCCTGAACACTGTCATTGACCATATCAAGATTGATAGATTCCTTATTGACAGGCTCATTAGGGTACAAAAGATTAGGGGGAGTCTCAATGTTCACATACGCTGGTTGATCTTTGTTTTGTGAATTTGGGAACTTTGCTTCGATTGCATTGATTGAGCTTGTAATATCGGTTGCGCTAACTCGAAGCTCACCAATGATGTTGTTGTCATCAAACGAATAAGAAACAGACTCGGCTTTATTGATAATCAAAGACCATTTTCCAGTGGGAGGGCTATAAGCCATCCAACTGTCACAAGCAGAAAGAATCGTATCAATGTTGCTAAGAACGGTTTGACCGGGATTGATAACTCCGTTAATCGTGTAGCGTCTGCGAGTTGCAGGATTGCCGTTGTAATCTGTAAAAGTTATAAACTCATCAGAATAAGCGTTAAGCGCGTCCCTCGTTGATAAGTCAACGTAAGCAAGATCAATTGCTCCGCCATAACGAGGGTTAGTTAAGTAGTCAGTCCAAATATCACCCGGACGAGCGCGGTCCAATCCGGGGGACATTTGACCAACGTGGAATGTGATTGGATTGAGAGAAGTGGTGCTTGCTTCGCGACTGTAAATTAACTTAACAATTGCAAACGCAGTGCCATTCATTTGACGATTGGTCGCAGGCCATTCTTGCCCAGCGGGGAGGTTGTAACCGCCGGGAGGATTTGGCCCCATGACAACGTTTGGAGCGTACCAATTTATAGGCGTGATGACGCCATCTTCAGAGCTTTTATAAAGACCAATCCAAAGATAGCCATTGATTGTTGTGTCAACGTTTCCAGCCGCATCAGTTAGGCTAACGACTTTTGCAGGGTCTGCAACATCAAAGGTGATTAGCCTATCACCGTAATACATATCTGTTACGTTGAAAGAAAAATCTGCGTCTGGGCTAATACTGCTAATGCCCAAAACGTAGTACATGGCCTTTTGGTCATAAGACAGCACAGCGTCAACAAATGTCCCGCCTAAGTAGGCGTTTCCATAAACCACAGGCAAAGCGTTTGATGTGCTTGGGGGAACCTGTTGGCGCGTACCCTGCTCTGTTTGATTTGGAGGCTTGGCTCCAAACATACGGTTTACTTGAACCGAAATTGCATAGTTAATGGCAAATGCAGCAGCGTATGCTACAAATGTCACCTCTGCCGCACCCATCCATGCTGCTACCGCTGCTGCTTCAACCATTATTTACCCCTAAAGAACTTGGCCTCAATTGCTGAGTATCCTCGTTTTGTGAAATCTGTAAAAGTGCTTTTTGCCGTCACAGAAGTGAACACCAAATCAACTTTGTTTTCTTCTAGCAATTGTGTTGCAGCTTCATCAAACGCCTTCCACAATCTGCCGCTCAAAACACCCCTAAATTCAGGCTCGACCCACCACATCAATTGATGCAACTCATTGATCTTTGGACACCAAAGATTTTGAGTCCTTACCGCAATAAAGCAGCCCCTCATGTTTTTGTCAATCAAAATGAAACCTCGACCCATGATGATGCTGAACAACAATTGCTCAACGTGCTTTGCGTCATGGAGTTCTGGGTTCCCGAATAATTTGATGTTTGGATTTTCTAGAGCATATTGCTCAACCATCTCTGTTAATCTTGGAATATGGTATCTTGTAGCTTTGCAAATCATTTTTAACCAGCGCCGCTGTCGTAAGGTTGCTCCAACGCAGCAGTAGCCGCAGCTTGTTCCGCCTGAGTTTGCCATTGAGGTTTTGCGCCAAAGTCAAAGTATGTGCTTTGAATTTCCGCAACGCGATTCATTGAAGTATCGTTTGGGTAAAACTCTTGCCAGCTTTTCTGGTTTGTTTTAACGCCAGAAATTCTGTTCTCAAGAATTCTTCGCATACTTGAGCAAGAAATTGAACAGGTTGCAATACGCATCCTGAGTTCTTCATTAAACTCCTCAGTAATACTGACGTTGCTAATGATGCCTTGATAGCGTTTAAAAAACTGAGTTGTGGGAGATGTGATGATTTGGTTGTTTGAATCCAAAAATCCACGCCATATCTCAATAATAGAGCCTTTGATGTTGGCTGACAAAATTATTGAAACGTTTGCAGGATTTAATCCAGTCAACGAAATAGCCATGTCGTCGCTTGTGGATTTGATGTCACGCTGAACATCTCCAACAGACATCAATGAGCCAAGATTGCTGAATGTCGTCCCATTGACAGTAACAGGCCCGCCAGCATTGCAGTAAGAATAAACAGCAGTTGGAGAACCTAGCGGCCCAATGGACAATTTAACAAATTCGGAATGCCGAATTGATGGGCTATTAACAGCGTTAATTGTTGTCATATGATGTACTCACGAAAAACAAATGCGTCATTCCATTGAACAAAAGCGCCATCTGTCATTGGGTTAAGAGTGTAAATCGGGCATTTTTCTGCAACCACATTGAAAGAAACAGCGTTACCCAAAAGCACAGTGGAGCCAGAGGCGGGCGTTCCAATCAAAGGACGATGAATACTAACAGAAGAACCTGCGGAATCAGCGGTCACTTTGTAAACGTAACCACCAACTTGAATGAAATCGCCAGCTTTGTAAGTTCCGTTTGAACTCAACTGAAGCGTCTGCGTATTCGGTGTTGGAGTGCCGTTTAGCGTTGCTGTTGTAGCTGTGCCTTGCATCTTTGTAAACCAACTCAAGTTGTTAGACGCAAATGTAATCGCTTGAGGCAACTGTCGATCAAGGTTGTCAATTGTTTGAATGACATCCCTAACTTGCGGGTAGTACAAATAATTGTGCGGCATTACAGTGAACACCCAAGGCACAGCCGTAAGGTACTGTGCCACTGTTATGTAGCCAGAACGTGTCGTCTGTTGACCAACCATCCTGCGGTTATTAACCGTCATGGATTGCTGAATTTCAAAGATAGTTTGGAAACCAGACATTAAGACCTCCCGCCAGAAGCGGCTAATGATTTACCAGCGTACTGATTAGCCGCCCATATTGTGTTTGAGCTACCCAAAAGACGTTGCTCAAAGCTCTTTGTATCAATTGCGTTAATGTAGTTGTTGACAACGTTTGTTGTACCCATGTTCAATCCACTAAGGTCGCCAGAGTTTGGAACAATGGTTCCAGAATTTCTAGGGACAAACAACTCAGGGCCATTCTCTCCAACAATTGACGCTTGACCAGAAGAAAGAGGGCCACCAACTGCGCTTGAAAGAACAGGCGCTGGCATAGGACCAACAAAAGAATTTGAGCCGGGGGTGTATTTACTACCAAAGCCCATTGCGCCCATAAAGGTCGAAAACATTTGAACAGCTTGAGCCTTCATCTGAATCGCAATCAAATCTTGAATGATGCTCTTAGCCAAACTTCCAAAAGATAGCTTACCAGTTCGCACAAAACTATCAATCGCATTACCCATGTTGCTAAAGACGACTTGGTTAATGTTTTGCAAACGGGTCAATTCTTCCTGTTGGCGAATCAACGCTTCACGTTCTTCACCAAGAGCAATAATTTTCTTCTCTTGAGCGGCCCTTGCGTCTGGAAGCATATTGTTTTCGCGATCAAGTTCAGCAATCTTTTGCATTGTTTGCAAACGACTGTTGTCAAGATCAATTTGCTCTTTTGTAGCAAAAATATTTTCACGCAAGAAATCTAAACGCTGACGCTCACGATCTAAAGACTCTTGCTCTTTAGCAAGGTTGCTTGTCCACGTTTTATTTTTCTCGTCAGAAATCTCTTTTACTTTTTTCTCATAAGTCTCGTATGCTAAAAACGTTTCCATAGCTGCGTTCTTTTCCATCTCCCAACCAAACGCACGTTTTTTAACTGAAGGCTCATTTGCTATCCGTAAATTTATTTCGGACACCTTTTTTTCAAACTCAGCATAAAGAGCGCCAATCCTATCAAGACCAGTTGCG